CTCAAGGGCTACAAGTTAAAGTTGGTCGGCACAGCCAAGGAACAGCACCTTCGAGTAGGCTTCCCGGTTGCAAATTTCAAAAGCCGGTTGTGGCCGTTCGTCGAGCAATACAAGACGCCATACGTCGCGGCAATCGGCTTTTGAAATTTGCAACCGGGAAGCCTACTCGAAGGTGCTGTTCCTTGGCTGTGCCGACCAACTTTAACTTGTAGCCCTTGAGCGTAGCCAGGGCGTGCGCGCTGCGGTCGAAGGCATGAAGGAACGTGCCGGCTTGGACCACCACGAGATAGCCAGGGTATTGGGATTCCAATTCGGCGGCGATGGCCGACAGGGGATCGTCTTGGCCGAGGCCGACCTCGATGCCCTTGAAGGCCTTGGTGCTGGCTGAGCGCGGTTCTTCTACAACGGGGATTTGTGATTCTTGTTGCATATTTTTTGTTATTGAAGGTTGATGTGAGGGTCACAGCTGCGCCGTGACCCGGGACCAGGGTTCAGAGACCTACGGGAGGGTGCAGCGGAAGCCGACGCCGTCGAAGCGGTCGTCGGGGTACCAGTAGTCGAGGGAGAACACCCCGGCGTTGTCGCCCGAGTACCAGTAGCCGCTGCGAATGAGCGCGTCGCCGGACCAGTCACGTCCAGGTGCAGGATAGAAGCCCACACCGCGTTCTTCGGACGGATAGGGCGCGGAAGTGATGGACGGAGAATCAGCAGCGAAGGCGTGCGCCACTATGCCGTTTTCGTCGCCTTGGACATCGTCATGGACCCAGGTGAAGATGTGGCCCGCAGCGTCGTAGATCACTTCCCCGTTGGACAATAAGAAGATCCTGCTTTCTTCTTCGTCTTCCGGCACGTAGTCGTTGCGCTGCGCTTCGTCGACGTTGCCTTTGCGCAGGCCTTGCTTGAGATCACCTTCACCGACTTTGCCGCCGGTCCAGTTGGCCGCTACGCCGGCGATGTTCACAGCGATGGCGAGTGCCTGGGTTTCGGTCAGCAACTTGAAACCTGCCTTGGTGCAAGCTGCCTTGGATTCGTCGTAGTCGATATCGACGGTCGGAACGACATCCGGGCGAATTTCGGCCGCGCCGTCATCGCCCACATAGCCCATGTAGCGACCGACCTTGAAACTTGCCACGATTTGGCCGTTGGGTAGCGTCGTGTCGGGCACGGTTACGAATTCATTGGCCTGTTTCGCGCGCAGGATGGCCATCAGGTCTTCGCACAGCTTCGGGTAGTCCTGGCGGCAGGACGCGGCATAGGCACGGAGTGCCGGCAGAGCATGCTTGTCGGTGGTGTGGTTCAACACGAAGAACTCATCGTGCTCGTGCCGGCCGCCTGGATCGCTACTGCCGTCGGTGCGACGCACTTCGAACTTGCCGTATAGGCCGCGATTCTTTTGATCGAGGCTTTCCTTCTCGGTTACTGCGTTCATGCTATCTCCTTCTCGGGGTGGTTGATTGCACGCTTGAGATGCGCCTCGACGTGCATACGGATTTTTTCTGGTGCGCTCAAGTGGCCTGCCTTCGCGTTGCAGACTCTGTGCGCCAGAACGATATTGCTGATGTGGTTTGGGCCCTGATGCGTAATCGGAACCAAATGCTCTTCGGATTCGTCTTCGACCGAAACAGGAAGCAAACAGAAGAAGCAATGGCCACCATCGCGCTGGCGAATCGCCTGGATGCGTGCAGGGCTTTTCGCCTTGCGCCGTGTAGCCGGTGCCGCACGCCATGCATGTGCACCCTTGAAAGCCTTCCAGGCAGCACCGGCGGGGCCGGTCATCGTTGCATCGCCCTTGGCGTTCGAGTAGATGATCCCAGTCTCATCACCAGCGCGAAACCGCACGATTTCCCATTCGTTGGTCGGTTCCATCACCTGGGCGCCGTTTGCTGACAGCCAGTTGCGAAACTGCTCCAACTGCTTCTCGATTTGCCTCTTGCTCCAGAACATGGCTATTCCTTATGCTGCTTGCTTAAGCTGCGCAATCGTGCCGGCTTCGATCCAGTGCGCATTGATGGACGGCGGCAGGCCGGATGGCATGGTCTTGAGCGTTCCGAACAAAAGCGCCGTCTCGATGTGACCGTCTTCCGCCAACTGGTCGATCCACGTCAGAAGCGTCATGCGACCGGGGATATCGAGTACGTCAATGCGATCCAGCATCAGCAACTTCAGGCCGGAGACTTTGGCCACCGTCTGGGCGATGACAGCATCAGCGCGCCATTGCTCCGACTCGGACAGCAGGGCGTATTCCCGGCCGCCAGCGGTGATGCGCATGTCCGCTTCGATATTCACGCGCGGCCATCCTGTGTCGACTGCGGCGATGGTCAGGGTGGAATTGATCGGCGCCAAGGCCTTCGCTAGCAGGTCGGCCGGAATGCCATCGGGTGCCAGTGCATCTGCGATCTCTGACCAGGCCAGTACCTCGGCGTGATGCTTGGCCGCCTCGGCCGTCTTGCCGTCGGCTTCACTGACCTGCCGGGCATGGTCTTCGGCCTGGCGCAGAGCGACTTGCGCTTGGTCGCGCTTGGCCTTGATGACCTTCAGGTTCTCCTGGCACGTTGCCAGCGCCTGCTGTGGGTCAACTTCCGGTTTTTCCACCGCAAATGAGGTGTCCAGTTGCGCTTGTGCGGCGCCGGCGTTGTCAAGGTCGCGCTGCAGGTTCTTGACGCGATTTTGCAAGACCGTCAGGCCCTTTTCGTGTTCCGGCAGGGCGGCGCGGGCTTCGTCGTCGGGCGCACTGGCGTTTTCGATGTCGCCGTGCTCGGTCTCGTATTTCTCGATGGCCTTCAGCCCGGCTTGGTAGGTTTCGCGGTCAATGCCGAGGGGTTGCCTTTCGTTGATAAGGCCGCCCAAGGCAAAGGCCAAGTCATGGACCAGGCCGATGCGCGCCGCACCCTTGGCACGTTGGCGCATGGCTTCGACTTTCGATTCATATTCGGCAAGTTCAACTTTTGCGCGGGCCAAGTTGTCGCTGATGCCAGGCGCCGTCTTGGCCTGTTCTTCCAGGCGCTTGCGGGTGCCTTCCGCGTCTGCTGTTGCCCGGACCTGGGCGGCCAAGGTGCCGGCTTCCTGGTTGGCTTCGGCAAATTCGCCGTCGAGACGCGACAGCGTGGCCTTGAGCGCAGCAACATCCTGTGTCGCTTCCAAGGGCTTGTCCGCCTTCCAGGTCTCCGCTTTCTTGGCACCATAGGTCTCGCCGGTTACTGCGCGCCAGGATCCCTTGGCCTCGGTCGCTTTGCCCTTGGCGAAGTCGCATGCTGCGGGAAAGCCTGTTCGCAGCATTGGCACAACCTGCTCTATCTTGGCCGCATGACACTTGCGTTCGGTCAGGGCAGCGCGGACGGAGTCGGTCGTCGCCTTGCAACCCGTCAGTTCGAACAGGAAAGAGCGGCGTTCGTCGGGCGTCATCTTGGCAAAGCGCTGGCCGTCCAGGGCCACGCGCATCGATTCCTGCACTTCCGGGCCAGAGAAGCTGCCGGCCGGCATGTTGAAACTGTAGTCCGAGCTGCCCTCGACCATGATCATGGCGCCGCCGGCCTTGCTGCCTTCCAGCACCAACTTGGCGTAGTCCTTCTTCAGCTTGACATCGCGAACCTCGGCGCGCGTGATCGCCATGCGCACCGCTTCACGCAAGCTCGACTTACCGGCGCCGTTGGGGCCACAGATCAACGCGACGGGAACATCCATGCGAAGGTTGATGCTGTGCAGGCCCAAGAAGTTATCGACCTGGATTTGATTGATTTTCATGATGCGGCCTTTGCTCGGTTGCGTTGCTCAAGATAGGCGTCGCGCGTTGAAATTGACGCCGTTCCGCCTTCCTTTTTGTACTGCTCTTGGACGCTGCGCAGGAAGCGATCTGCATCCCATACGCGGCGTTCTTGAATGTGCGTTGAGCCGGTTTTTTCGGTAACGCGGATGTAGATGTCTCTCGGTTCCATGGTTTTCCTTGATGGGGTGGGGCGCGATTCGACTACTTCACCTGGAGACGGCGGACCTTTCGCCGGCACGCGCCCCGTTGATCAGTCGACGGACATCGCGTGGGTCACGGCGCCCGGCTCAACGAGCGCGGCCGGCTGGTGCAGCACCTCGCGCTTGCCGCTTTCGTTCTGCTCGCTGACCACACCATTGCGCTCGAGGGATTCCAGCAACGCCGCAGCGCGGTTGTAGCCGATGTGGAATTCCTTTTGCAGGGCGGATACGCTGGCGCGTTGGGCCGCCACGACGTAGGCTGCGGCGTCTTCGTAAAGCTCATCCTCTGCTTCAGTGCCGGTATGTCCTTCATCACCAGCAACGAACAAGCCGCCTTCTTGCGACGAAGACTCGCTTGGCTGCTCGTCTTCGCCAACGCCTACGCCGGTTTCGTCGATCAAGCTGACCTTGACGGTCTTGTTGATCATCGTCAGCAGGCGTGCGGCGTCGGCTTCATCCGGATGGCATTGCACTCGGAATCCGACGACGACCGTGCCGCCTTCCTTGCACGTGAGCGTGAACTTTGATGTCTTGCAATCGCTGAAAACGAGGTCATCGATGTCGCCGCCTTCGTTGTCGCTGTGATGGACGCGAAACTGTGTGCTTTCCATCTCGAGCGCCCACTTGATGGGCCCCATCAGCGGATTGCGCAGCACCGGCATGTGATCGGGGTTGAGCATGTCCCCTGTTGCGCCTTCGGCATGGGTATAAAGGCAAGACTTCAGGGACTCGCTGAATTTGGACAGCACAGCATTGGGCATGCTGGCCTCGCATTTGATATCGCAAGCCAGTACGTCATCGTCGCCGTGTTTCTCCGCGCGGGGATTGACGTCGGCGATACGAACAAAGTCTCTGTTGAGATCGAACATGATTTCTCCTGTGGGCTAGTTGACGGCTTAGTCGATGTTCATACTGGTCTGGCGCGACTTGGCCGCCTTGCTCTTCGCCAGTTGTTCCTTCTTCTTTTCGCCCATGGTCACGAGCTCGGTGCGCTGGCCGTCGTCGGCAACTTGGCGAACCAGGTCGAGTGCTTCGTCGACTTGGTCTTCGGTTTTGGATTTGCTGATCTGGTCTGCGACCTGGGCAAACGTCACGGCAGCGGCTGGCTGCTCGTCTTGGGGTTGCTTATCCTCGGTCGATTCAGCTTTCGGCTCGGCATTGGCTGCGGGGGCGTCTTCGGCAGCCTGCGCCTGCTGTTCCGCAGCTTTGGCAGCGCGCAATTCTTCGAGGTCGACCGCATAGCTTCCGTCGGCCTGCTGGTGCACGTCGATGACGTCGAGATGCTCTTCAGTTGTGCGCCCCATGCCCATGACGATGTCCGGCGCGTGGATGTTGCCGAAGTAGGCGCCTGCGCGGTATTGCAGCATCAGGAACTTCATTTCCGTCTGCCACTTGCTGCCGGGCTTGGCATACCAGCCTTCCTCGACAGCCATCTTCATCGACACAGGAGCCGATTCGATGACGGGCAAATTGGCTTCCTTCGCCTGGGCCAGGGTGCGGATGTTGTTCGGCACAATCACACCGGAAGGAAGTGCCCAAGCGATGCATTCCAGGTTCTCAAGTTCGACCTGGTGCTCGGTCATATCGTAGCGCTTCAGCTCTTTGTTCCAGGCACCCTTTTCCTTGTAGGTTGCCTTGATGCGCCCCTTGTTCTGCAGGTCGAAACGCAGCGGCGTGAAGCGCCGGGAAGCGTTGACTGCCGCGATGATGAACTTGCCGCTCCACGACAGGCGCCCTTCGATCACGTTGGCATTCTGCATGACGGCCGTAATCGACATGCCAACGGCCTGGGCCGTTTCGATGGCAACGATGCAATTGCCGAGCGCGGACGGGTTTTCTACCCACGTCTCGTTGCCGTTTGACTTCTTCAACACATGCGAGCGAAACGCTGTCGGCACGGCATCGGACGTGGCAAAGGCGCGGCCAATGCGCTGCGCGAGCTCGAAGCCGCGCAGGGAAAACATGTCGATCTTCAAATCCGGCACATTGGCCGGACGATCTTTCAGGGCTTGCAGGTCAGTCGGTGCGTTCATAAGGTCCTCGGGTTATTCGTGAAAATTGCAAGTGTTCCAGCGCGCGCAGTATTTCGGGCTGCACAACGGGGAAAGGGGATTCGGCGGGAAAAGGCCGCTGCGGAACATTTCGGCGGCGAACTCGATCAGGCCTTTTTGCGTCTCGGTGCCGAGCATCACCTTTTTTGCGTCGAAGACGGGGCTGACGGCGATGTTGGCTGCCTTGGAGGTTTGCAGCGCGGTGATCTGTGCGCCGGCCGTCACGACGCCGTCGGTGTGTTCGCTCATGAGCTGGTAGGCGCCGAGTTGTGGCGCGCGGCCCTTCAGCGAGACCTGGCCATCCGATATCACCCGGGCACCGGTCTTGATATCGTTGATGACGGTGCCGAAGGAAGACCGCACCACACGGGCCCGGTCCATGGTGCCGGTCAGGCGCACGATCTGGCCATTGCCGGCGTCAATGTCCAGCGGTTCAAGAGCGCGTTCGACCGAGGCATACTCCATGTTCGGCGCGATCTCCACGCAATAGCGTGTTGTGAGGGTCAGGCCGATGCGCTCCGCTTCCTTGACGGTCAGGTCGTCCTGGTGATAGTCGACTGGATTCTCAGGAGCGTGCAGCGTGTCGATGAAAGCGCCGGCAGCATCGTCTGGCGTAATGTCGTTGCCATCAAGGTGTGCACGGTCAAACGCAGCGGTGCCGGCATGGACGGAGGTGCCGAGATGCGCACGCAAGCCGGACGCCTTGCGCATGCCGAGGATGTGCTCGCCTTCCCACTTGTGAGCGCAGTCAAAGAGGCTGCCCCAGGAAGAGGCGCGCACGGCGATGATCGAATCAGGCACGGCGGCTCTCCAGATTGTTGCGCTCAAGCCGCAGGTTGATATGCATATTCTGAAGTTCGCGCTTCGCTGCCAGCTTCTCGGCAATCTCGCGATTCGTCAGTTCCAGGTCGCGCTCTACAACACGCATCTCGTAGGCATTGAGCGCCTTGCGGACACGCAGCCAGAGCGCGGCGAGGCTCAATTGGAGAAGGCCGGTCATTGTGATGTTCCCGTTCATGCCGGCACTACCGAGATCGAGCACAGACCACCGAACATGTCGAGACCAGCCATCACAGCATCGAACGAGGTCGGGGTCTCGATGTAAAGCGAGTGCCGAACTTCAAGCGTCGTAATCGTGAGTTTGAATTTGCGCATTTGAGTTTCCTAAGAGGTCGCAGCTGACGCCGCGACCTGAGACCAGGGCCAAGAGACCGTTACAGGGTGCAGCGGAAGCCGACGCCGTCGCAGCGGTCGTCGGGGTACCAGTAGTAGAGGAGGAACACCCCGGCGTAGTCGACCGAGCACCAGAGGCCGCCGCGAATGAGCGCGTTGCCGGACCAATCGCAGCCAGCAGACGGACGATAGCCCGTGCCCTTTTCTTGGACGCCATAAGGCGGCACGGTCAGGTAGGGCGAATTGGCGCTGAAGGATTCTTTGGTCAGCAAGCCGTTGGCGTCGCCGTAGAGGTCGTCAATCAGGGCCTCGAACACGTGGCCGGCGAAGTCATAAATGCGTTCGCCGGTCGAGAGTTGATGCCAGCGGCGTTCGTCGGACTTGGACGATTCGAAGTTGCCATCCACTGCGCCGTTGACTGTGCCGCGATGCAAGCCTTGGTAGATATTTCCTTCACCGACTTTGCCGCCAGTCCAGTTGATGTCCTGGCCGGCAATGTCGAGCGCCAGGGACAGATGTTGCTTGCCGGTCAGGAGCTTGTATCCGAAGTCCGCTGCCGCCTTCTTCATCTCGGCCAAGGTGATGTTGACCCAAGGCTTGAGGGCGACGTCGTGCGCGATCTTGCCATCGGTACCTTGGCAGGCTTTGCGCTCAGCAACGTAGAATTCATCAACGATCAGTTCCTGGCCATGCTTCAGCGGAATAACGCGGCGGGGTACGCGGATAAACCCGGGATGCGTGATCAAGCCCAGGGCCGTCAGCAAAGCGGCCGTGCCGCGCACCACATCGCCGTCGAGCAAGATCAGTTCGCGGCCTTGCGGATCCAGCAGGCGGTCAATGCCATGCCAAGTTTCGCGGGTGAAGCCATGCAAGGTGCGCTCTCCGGCAACGGCGGTGAAGGTCTCTTCTTTTTGCAACGTGATTTTCATGTCAGGTCTCCAGGTGGGTAAGCCATCTCTCAGCGCCTGCTCGTTGAACAGGCGGTGGGCGAGGGCCTAGTTGTGCGATGCCGGCTTGTACCAGCCGACGGTGGCGCCGGGATGGGCGGCCAGGTAGGCACTGGCACCGGCTTGAGTGAGGAACAGGTTGACCGAATACAGCTTGGCGGTGCTGCTGTAATCCGGCGCGAAGGCCGTCACGAAACTGATGACGGTCGGTGTGGCGTCATTGATCGCGGCCGATGCGCTGCCGAGGTCGGTGACGATGGCTGCCCAGCCAGTGATACCTTGCTGCGGTTGGCTGACCACGATGGTGTCGCTGACAAACGCGGGGGACGCGGCGTGCGCTTGACCGCCGCAAGCGGCCAGCAGGAAAGCCAGGCCGAGGATTGCAAAGAACTTCTTCATGATGCTGCTCCTATACGAGAGGGTTGAGTTTCCGCACTCTTTGCCGCGGGGCGGTTACGGTTTCGAAATCAGTTCGCGACGCGGGCCAGGGCCACGCGCTGCATCAAGGCGCGAACGTGCGCGCCGATCTCGGCGTCGCTGGCGCCGGCCAGCCACTTGCAACGGAGGGAGT